AGTTCCTACAGGATTATTTCATCATCCAAAGATACTAGATCATAGCATGCTTGCTGGAACTCCACTAACAGTTGACACCATCTTTAGAAGATATGGGATATATTCATTAATTGAAGTCTGAATATATGTGGCATCTTTAGTGATATATTGAGCAGGATTTTCTCATGGATTATGAACTAAATAATCAGGATTTTCAGCGTATTCTTCTTCTCCATTTTGCTTTTTTCTTAGCATTTTTGCAGTTTGTGCTGATGCAAATCATGCAGGCACAGATAATTTACTTGTAAGATTTTTGATAAATTCCACAGATATTTGACTTCATCTATCGTTTATCTCTTGGAATAAATCAGCTAAATCTACATAATCTGACTGATTAAAATATCTAGGAATATCTCCGTAATAATTCTTTTTTAGTTTAACTCCATCTTCTTCTACTACGTGAATATTTGTTAAATCGTTATTGAATAGGAATAATGGAAGTCTTCTTAGCTGTTCTTCTTCTCATTCTTCAAATCTTTCTTTTAAGATGAAATCTGCTGAATATTTCCATTTTTCTCCATAATATCATGTCCATGTTTTTCAATCTTCGTTCTTCTCATATCTATCGACATAAAAGTATTTTTTTCAGAATCATTCATCGATAACAGAGAAAATGAAGTGTTCTTTTATATCTTCGAAATCATCTCCGATAGATAATCATGTCATATTCGCACAGTAATTTGACACAGGAATAATCTCCATTCTTGGATATTTGTCCTGCTCTCTTTTTCTCACTCTTACTACACAATGTCAGATACTACCTTGAATATCTATCGTATTATTTAATTTTTTCTGAACTCTGATTGCATCATCTATTTCAGTGATATTTTGATTAAATTCATCATTTCAGAAATCTACGTTATATCACATTCAGATAACATAATCCGTGTAAGCTCTAGTTATCGCTCTTCAGAGATTCACAGGAATGTATAAAAGCTCATCTTTTTCTACATCATGAGCTAAGTCTGATTTAATTTTGAATACACTTGATCTATAATCTCTTTCAGCAAATTTACTGACTTGATTAGAATAAATCTGAGCATATTTATATTTCGTTTTGATATACTCACGAAACATTGAAAGGTTTTTCTTTAAGTCCATTTCTGGCATGGCTACTTTTATTATGAAAATAAACTGGCAGTAATATAATCAAATTTTCTGAAGTGTTATTTTTTAGATTTCAGCCATCGGATACTTTCTCATTTGCCAGCAAATTGCATCTGCCATGATTCAGTCATCATGATGTCATGCTTGAGCTTCTTCTTTCATTTTCTCGTTATAAATAAACGTAAACATTTCAGCTTTTACTCTTTCATCTTGCTCTGTGATTGCCATATCTTTCATAACAGCATTTTTATATTCAGCCATCATAATTGGTCTCGTTTTTGAATCAGTAAGCCATCATGCAACTTGAGTCATTCTATCAAAAGTCCTGTCAACTGTTTCTCTCACATAACACAAAGAATATCGCTCCCTTTCTTTTGCTTTTGCTAAAAATGCGTGTCAGGTGTTGTTAATTTCTGGTCAGATTCTTCCCCAATATCAAAGCTCGAGCAATCTATCGACTATATCACATAATCAGTCTCAAGGATCAGTGAGTCAATAAAAACAAGCTAATAATTGTGCTGTTTCTCGGTCTCTTACCATTACGCAACTATTATCTCATCCACTCACTCATTCCGATGTATCTATTCCGATAACACACTGTCATTTTGTAGGCTGTGCATAAATTCTTAAATCAGGAATAAGCAAATCTTCTGTATAAGCTGGACATATAAGATTTTTGATAATATTTGCTTTGAAGACTGGCTTTCATGTATTCAAGAATGCTTCTTCAGGAGTGCTTGGATATTCCTGAAAAGCATAATCAGGATTAGTCTGTGAATTATACATATTCAAATATCGCTTTTTTTGTTCTGGAGTAAGTATAGTTCAATCCACCATTGGATTATCTAGGTGTTTTAATTCAGCTGGTAGCTTTATCACTTCTCATTCTTCTAAAGGGAGAGAATATTCAGGCATAAGCCACCATCAAAGAAAAATACAGCTCCATTCGTAACTGTCATTATTGTAGTATTTGTGCCACAATAATTCGAACTCGTTTCCGAATCAGTTTGCTGTACTTTCTATGATAATGTCTCAATCTTTAGGAACTGATGGAAGTGTACCAGCTAAAAGCTCTCATGCATTTGAGATGAAAGCAAATTCTGATATATGCAACTTAGACCATGTTCAACCACGAGAATCTGTAATCACAGCTATTTTGGAGTGATTCTCTAAAAATTCCAGCTCTTTTTTTGTGGAATATTTAGTCTGTGGTTTGTATCGTATCTTTCAATCATTCAACTTTAGAGCTTCAGGAAGTTTCAAATAAGCAGTTTTTACTTTATCAAATATTTCATCTCTTGTAGTATCTACCTGTGCTAATATTCAGATATTTTGATTCGCAAAAATTACAGCATCATCCAATCATGATATAGCTTCATTGGTTGTAATTCACATCTGTCTACCTTTCAAAACAATAAGTCTGACTCTACCATAACGGTTTCTCAACTCGTTTTTTCTTTTCTCTAGAATTTCCTGTGCTCTGTTCCTTTGAAATCATACTTCTTGCTGGTTCTTGTTTACGATTGTGTACAACCCTAATCTCTTGCTCTTCCTGTAAAAATTGCTCTCCATAAACTCTAAGTTTTGTATAAATTTTTTTAATCATCTGTCTGACATTTTCTGGAGAAGTTGCGAGTAAAGTTCATAATTCCGTACTCGTTAAAGTTTCTCCATTCCATTCATAATCGCTATAAGCATTGAAGCAAAAACAAACAACTGTAGTAAATGCTTGTTTATCTTCTGTTGGCACTTGATCCTTAACATTAAAATCAATAAAAGCTGACTTATAATATACCTTTATGATTCCATTTTCTGCGACTAATCTAATATTTCAATTTACGAAAAAAGGTCTAATACTTTGCATATAAACTTTAATTTTCTGTAAAGTAGTAGCCTGCATAAATCTTTTTAATCACTAATAAAATCTGATTCATTCAACGGCTCGCTCTTATTGATATTTTCATTTTTACTAACTGTTGTTGGTTCTCACAATTCAGTCTTTAGAGCATTTAATCACACAACTCTATCTCTCATTTTCATCCTTGCTCCATTCTTTGTGAGGTCATTCATTATATGAATGAGTGCGTTTTTCTTTGATTTCTGTAAGACTTCAACTGGTATTTCTAATGATTTTGCTTTCTTCTCGAGATTTTTTTTCAGAGCTTTTTCTATAACTTTCTGCTTCCAAGCCTCTTTCTCTTTAGCCCATCACTTCACTTGCTTGTTATAATTTCATCAAACACTTTTTAATCAAAATTTAATTAAAAATGTACTTACATCATCAATATCACTTTGGAAATATTGTAGCTTCAGCTCTGACCAATCATATTTTCTTTTTGGCATGTTTTATTCTTCATCAAATAAAATGGTTAAATCTATATCTCTATTCACACATTTTATTTCAGCTTCTGGATTAAGTTTGTGAAACCTTTTAATGATTACTTCACAATATTTCGGATCAAGCTCCATTCAATAACATATCCTGTCTGTCTGTTCACATGCAATTATCGTAGTTCAGCTTCAAAGGAATAAATCTAATACGATATTTTTCTTTTTACTGCTGTTCTTGACTGCTCTTGCTACTAATCAAACAGGTTTCATAGTCGGATGCTCTTCGCTCTTCATAGGTCTGTCGAAATCTCGCACATCGCTTTGAGTTCTATCTTTTAAAGGACATAATCTTCAACCTTCTCACTCTTTCCATCAATATCGAATTGGCTCATATTTAGTGTGATAATCTTTCCTAGATAATACGTGTTTATCTTTATTCCAGATTATCGTACTCGACCAATGAAAGTCGTTTATTGCTAATGTTAGCATTAAGTTTCATCGTTCCTGTGCTGACATAACAACGTATGTCATGCATCACGGTTTGCTTACTTGTTCCATGTTCGCAAATGTCTCTGCCATAAATCTCTTAAAATCTTCTGTTCACATGTAATCGTTTAATATCGTTCTCTTTTTATATCACTGTGGATTATCTTTCTCTACAGCTCAATAATTAACATTCCGTGGTGGATCTGTAAAAATCATGTCTGCTAGATCATTTCACATTAGCTTTTGCACATCTTCTGATTTGGTGGAATCTCAACAAAGAAGCCTATGATTTCAAAGGAAAAAGAAATCTGATTCTTGAACTACTTTCGCCTCTTCGACTTCTGGTGCTTCATCTTCTTCGACTTCATTTCCATCATCTATCTCTTCCAACTCCAGCTCGAATAAATCTTCTGCTTTCAGTTCCAAATCTCATATAGATAAATCTCAATCCAGTCACTCCAATTCTAACTTCAAATTTTCTTCATCTCGTTCTGATTCGTTTAATTTATTGTCTAATATCCTTAATTTTTTTATTTGTGTTTCTGTTAAATTTTCTATTTTTACCACAGGGACTGTTTCCATCCCTAACTTTTTCGCTGCAAGTAATCTACCATGTCCAATAATCACAATATTAGTCTGATCTATCACTATCGGTTGTGTAAATCAGAACTCTTTAATACTGTTGGCTATACGGTTCACTTGCTCGCTATCATGAACTTTATTATTGAATTCGTATGGGATTAAATCAGCGACTTTCATGTCGACTGTTTTCATCCGTTAGAGTCTATTAAAGAATAAATATCAATATCACATCTAGGATTATCTCTATCTATTCAATTACAGACAACCTTTAACTCCTTGATTACTTTCCAATTGTCATCTTCCAAGAGACCATAATCTACTAGCAAATCATTTATTCATTCAATTTTATTAGATAAATCTGATCTCCTTTCATCTGGCATGTAAAAATTATACTCTATTCTTAAGTTTTCGTTTAGTTTTAGTGGTTCTACTTGGCTTTTTAGCTCTTTTAACTGTTTTATTTCTCGTTCCCTGTAATCTTTTGAGCTTATCAGTCTTTTTCACGTTCGGATTTTCTTGTTTTTCTTGCTTGGAAATCTTCAATATAGAGTTAAACTTACTAATAGTTTCTTTTCTAGCATTTTCTTTAGAATTAGAATCTAAATCTCTACAATGTGGACAATAACTTAAAGCTATCGGTCGATTGTATTTGCATTTAGGACATACACTAGGATGTGACATTTTTCCTTTCGTTTTTAGATTTAAAAAAGATTAATCTGAACTTTCTTCTGTCGCTTGGTTTACATTTTCAGCGTTTTCATCGTACTCTTGGTCAGTTAATAACTCCTCTCATGTTTCAGGATCTATCAACTTTCATTCTGGTGTTCTTTCTGCAAAAATTACTGCTTCTTTTGCTTCCTGCATTGCCTTTCGGAGCTCCTCCAACTCTTTCAGGTCTTTACAGTTTCTCATTCTCATTGCGATTCTTTTATAGAGGTCTACTTGTGCCTCTAATCACTGAATGATTCTGTTTTTCTGAATAATAATTTTCTTTAATTCAGCCTTGCTTGGCTCTTTTGGTTGTCTAAATCCTTTCATGATTAATTTTTTTGATTAAATAAAAATCGCTGATACTTTAACCAAGTAATCAACGTTCACTCCTTAACTTTTAATTCAACTTCATACTTTCTCCCAGCAACCATGCGATCCACTCGCTCATGCTGTTCGATAGAATCTACAAAAACAATGTTATTTACATTATTTCTGTATAAAGGATAAGTCCCCTTAGGTAGAGCATGTGCAAATTGGAATGACTGTAAATCTTCCTTATTGTAAAATCTACCAGTAAGGTCTGACTTCCCTTTATTCATCTTTCGTTTTTGCTCAAAGGTAATTAGCTCACTTCATCAGCTCGCCATCCTTTTCTTATGTTTTTGTCAGATTTTGTTTACCATAACGCAAAATACCTTACTTATAAAGTAAGGCTCTACCGTTATTTATCTATCACACGTTTATAAATTAGCATTATTTTTTAATATTACAAGGTAAAATTAAGCATATAATTCTATTGGATCAGTATACACTCAATTTATGTATAATTTCACATCAAAGAACTTTCTACAGAATCTTTCATAGATTTCTTTTGCCTCTTCTCTCGATTCTGTCTCTTTTACTCGGTGCTTTAGTGCATCGATATAAATTGATTTTCCTGTAATTTTGTACTTTTTCATGATTAAATATGGATAAGAAATAAAATTAATCTTCAAATTCTTCTGGACAAACTGCTAACTCATATAGATCTACTTTTGTTATTTCATCATATAATGCTTTTCATTCATTCACTCATTTTATATAATTTTCTAATTCTTCTCAATAAACACTTCCATAACTTACCGTAGACATTTCCCAATGATAATCGAAGTTTTTTTCTTCAATATTTATACTTGTATAAAGGTAAAGTTCTGGAAGAAAATTGCGAGATCGCCTGTCTTTTGGATATAAAGCAACTCTAGGACAGCTGTATTTTACGTATGCGAATTCACATACATAGCCATGTTTTTCAGCAGAATCCTTTAAATTTTGGAATGCCTTATTCTGATTCATAAGGTCAATAAATTCTTGTTTTTTCATGATTTAGTAGGTTAGAAGCTAAATGTTTTAACAGTTACAGCTTAACTAATTTTTCTTAAAAAGCAAGTTATTATGGAGATTTTTCCTAGTTTTTAACTAGGTTTTCTTTACTTTTTGAAAAAAACCTGAACATTACGTTCAGGCTTTCCCACATTATAGATCTGCTATAACCTACTTTTTTATGATAAGAATTAGCTCCTGTATGTCAACCTTTGTTTCAAATCTTCTAACATTTCATCTGTAGAGTTATAAGATCATATCTCCATTCAATTTATCGTAAGATTTGTATTATTACTGTTTACTGTGCTGTAACTATTGCTTGCATTCTTTGGCTGTACGTAGCTTGATTGTCTCGCTACTATCTTTTCTGGTCAGTTTTCTCCAACTAAGGTTACTTTTGCACTAGATATTTCTCATCAATAAGCTCTCGCAGAACTTCAAGATGAATAATATTCGTTTTTCCTAGCAATCAATCTATCCCAATAACTGATTAATTCTTCTACGCTCTTTTTTTGCTTTGCTACTTCTTCCTGAAATGTCTTCGTGTATTCTTTTTCTAATTGAGATTTCCTTGCGTTTATATCTACTAAAATTTCTACTTCTTCGTTCTTTTCTTGCTCTAATTGAGATTTCTGATCATCGAGATT